CCAAGCTATCTGAAAACACTCGAATATTCTCAGCGCTGGGGCATCGAGCCGATGTTCTCCGACTTCAAGTCGCGGGGCTTCGGCCTCGCCCAAACTCAAATCCGCTATCCCCTGCGCCTGGGCCGTTTGATCCTCATCATGGCCCTCGCACTCTATTGGGCCGTCTCCGCTGGCATGCTCCACGTCTTGGAAAATCCACTCCCCGCTGAAAAAAAGATCCGAAAAAGCAGAGGCAAAACGTCCGACGCAGTCGGCTCTCCTGGTTCACCCGTGGCCTGCGCTACATCAACAGGTTGCTGACAAAAGGCCTGCCGTTGCCGAAACTGTGGAGCGTGATGATAAACTGATAGGTTCCAAGACGGTTGGGTAGGATGGGTCGTTATAGCCGGATCATTTGAACTAATAACGGAGTAATATCGCCCCAAGCAATGCATTTTATGAGGTGACTGCGGCTGAGGCCGGGAAGATGCCTGCGAAGCTTGCCGGTGAATTCCTTGCGTCGAGAGGGATAAGCGACCCTTCAATTCGGCAGCAGCTCATTGATGGCGGGTTGCGAACGGATCTGCTCGACCCGGATACAACGTCTGCAACGTTACCGAGGTTTATCGACGCGCCAGGGTTTGGTGCCGACGGCGCTGCTCTCGAAACTGAGACGGCACTGGAATCACCGGCCAAGACCTCGCCACCCGCCGTCCCCTCGTCCGCCGGCATCGTGCGCAGCGAAGCAGCGCCGGATCCCCAGCCCGCCGTGGCGCCGGAACCCCGCAGCATGCCGTCGCTGAGGGCGCTCTTCGGCGGTCGCCGGGGTCATATGCGTAATTCGCGGGCACTCGTCCGCGGCCTGCCGAGATGAGCACATATAGAGAATTATAATGGAACATTTTTCTTGACTTTCGGCCCCGGCTGTGGCATGGTGTTCTCGTAATCTTGAGAATTCCGCCCGCATTGAAGCTCCCGCCCGAACCTGTCGCGGCGGGCTTTGTCGTTTTGGGCATGTCGAAGCAATCTTCGACACCGGCGACCTCTAAGCCATCCCGCTGCCGTTTCTCGATCCGCCGAAACGGCCCTCCGGTGCCCTTGCGCGCCGATGGCGGTACCGCGGCCGCGTCTGCCGCATATCCGATGCTCCAACCTGTCGAGGCCCGCATGAGAATCGACCTCTTCGAGCGCCATCCCAAGGACAAGGATCTGCCCGAGCGGGCCTGGCGGCTGGATCTCCTGGGCCGGGTCCTGGACGGCTCGCTCTACGACATACTCGACTATGCCTTTGCCCAGGAGACGAAGGGGCCGAACGGGCTCGGCGGCGAATATGTTCCCGTGCGCGACCGGCGGCCCTGCATTCGCTATCCGCTGCCGCGGATCGTCGTCGACGATTCGGTGAGCCTGCTGTTCAGCGAGGCGCATTTCCCGCTGGTGCAATGCCCTGATCCTGACGCCGCGCAGGCGCTGCGCGAGCTGATCCGCGAGAGCGGCCTCAACAGCGTCATGATCGACGCCGCGACGCGCGGCAGCGTCGGCTCGGTGGCGCTGAAGCTCCTGATCACGCGCTCCGGCCGAGCCCATGTCGAGGTCATGCCGACCCGTTTCCTTACGCCCGAATGGGACCCGGAGGAGCCGAGCGAGCTCCTGCGCGTCACCGAGCGCTACAAGGTGTCCGGCCGCGATCTGGCGCGCAACGGCTATCGCATCGCGGACGAAGCCGCCTTCTATTGGTTTCAACGCGTCTGGGACCAGGAAGCCGAGGCCTGGTTCCAGCCCTGGCCGGTCGAGGGCACCGGCGCCGATTGCGTGCCGCAGATCGATGAGGCGCCGGGCCGGACGACACGCCACGGGCTGGGCTTCGTGCCCATCGTCTGGATCCGGAACCTGCCGGGCGGCGACGAGATCGATGGCGCCTGCACCTTCGAGCAGGCGATCGAAACTTCGATCGAGATCGACTACCAGCTGAGCCAGGCGGCGCGCGGGCTTCGGTACTCGTCGGACCCGACCTTGCTGATCAAGGAACCGGCCGGCGTCGAAGGCGGCCCGATCGTCAAGAGCGCCGGCAAGGCGCTGGTCGTGGCGGAAGGCGGCGACGCCAAGCTCCTGGAGATCGACGGTTCGGCCGCCGGCGCCGTCATCGACTTCGTCCGGGCGCTGCGAGAGCTGGCGCTCGAGGCCATCCATGGCAATCGCGCCAATGCCGATCGGGTCTCCGCCGCCCAGTCGGGGCGGGCGCTCGAACTGCTCTATCAGGCCGTGATCTGGCTCGCCGACCGGCTGCGGATTTCCTACGGCGAATACGGCTTGCTCACGCTCCTCGGACTGATCGTCAAGGCGTCGCGGACGCGCCCCTTGCGCATCGGCGGACGAGCCGAATTCCGCTTTCCGGCCGATCTGCCGCTGTCGCTGAAATGGCCGCCGTTTATCGAGCCCAGCGAGCAGGACCGGCTGGTCGCCGCCCAAGGATTGCTGGCGCTGATCGATGCGCAGATCATCTCGCGCCGGACCGCAACGCAGCATGTCGCGGCCGCCCTCGACATCGACGACATACCGGCCGAACAGGCGGAGATCGCCCGCGAGGCCGCGCCGCGGGCGGCGCCGGCCGCCGCCTGATCGTCCGGGCCGGCCCTCCCGATAAACCTGCCCGCGCTCGGGCATCGGGACCGATCCTCTGTTCGCATAGGGAGATACAATGACTCCACCCCCCTTCCAGCCGCCGGAAGGCGGCGAGGGCGCCGTGCCGCCGGCGCTTGCCCCCGACGATGCCGGCGGGTTGCTCGAACGGCTCGTCGGACAGCTCGACCAACGCGACGCCCGGCTCATGGAGGTGCTGCGCGGCGAAATGGCGGCGTCGATCGAAACGCGGATGAAGGATCGCGGTGGCCCGGCCGAAGGCGTGCGCAATCAGGCGCTGGCTCTGGCGCTGCGGCTCGCGGCCGAAGAGGCCGGGGCGCATGATGTCGAGATCGTGGATCGGCTGGTCGATCGCCATGGCGTCGTCGTCGACGAGGCCGGCGCCGTCACCGGCATTCGAGAGGCGGTCGAGCGGCTGAAATCGGCCAAGCCCTTTCTGTTCGGTCGACGGCGCCCGACCGGCGGCACGGCCAAGGCGCCGAAACCGGGCGAGGTCAGAACCCGCTCCGCCCGGGATCTCACGCCAGCGGAGTGGCAAGCCGAAAAGCGCCGGCTCGGCGTCCGCGGCTGAAGCCCGCCTATCGCCGGCAAAGCCGAATCCCGCAACGCCCGCACCCCCGGCCTTGGGCAAGCCGCTCGCCGCGCCGTGACGATTCCGGCCCCCGCATCAGGAGAACCCGATGGGTATCGACGCCTTTCCGGCTGCGCTGCAGCCGATCATTCAGCAGAACTATCTGGAGCGCGCCTTCCAGGAGGCGCTGCAATCGGAGTTGGGATATCGCGATGTGGCCGATCGGGAACTTTTCTCGGCCCGCATCGGCGAGACCCTGACCAAAACGAGGCGCGGCCTCAAGGCGCCGGTGACGACGCCGCTCAACCCTGCGACCAACACCAATCTCGACAACGGCCTCAACCCGACGACCTGGACGGTCGAGCAATATACGATCACGCTCGGCCTCTATAGTGACTCGATCGACCTCAACATGGTGACCGACCGGGTCGGCATCGCCGGGCAGTTCATCGAGAACGCCAAGGTGAACGGCGTGCAGGCGGCGCAATCGCTCGACCGCCTGGCCCGAAACGCGCTGTTCACCGGCTATTTCGGCGGCAATACCCGGATCCGCGTGACCTTGGGCGCGGCCGGGACGACGGTCTCGGTCGATGACATCCGGGGCTTTCTCAATGCGCCGGTGAACGGCGTCATGATCCCGGTCTCGGCGTCCAATACGCTGACGGTTACCGTCGGCGCCGATGTCTACACGCTGATCGGCGCCGCGGCGGACACGACCAATGTCTCAACGGCGCCGAACGGCATTTCCGGAACGCTGACCTTCTCCACCAGCGTCACGGTGGCGGACGGCTCAGCTGGCAATACGGTGCAGGCGGCGAATGCCAGCGCCATCGTGCGGCCGAACGGCCGGGCCAATACTGCGCTGCTGCAGGCGACCGACATGATGACCATGTCGAACGTGCTGGACGCGGTCGCGACGCTGCGCTCGAACAACGTGCCCACCATCGGCGGCGCCTATAATTGCTATGTCGATCCGGTATCGGGCCGGCAATTGTTCGCCGATCCGGATTTCAAGCAATTGTTTCAGGGTGCCCGCGACACCAACGAGGTGTTCAAGAAGGCGATGGTGAACGATTTCCTGGGCGTGCGCTTCGTGCCGACCACGGAAGCCTTTCTGCAGCCCCACCCGACGCTGGCCGGGGTCAAGGTCCGCCGACCGATCGTGTGCGGGCAGGGCGCGCTGGTCGAGGGTGATTTCGAAGGCATGGCGGCCGACGACGTCCGCCCGGCCGATTGCCTGATCGAGCTGATCGACGGCATCGCGATGGTGACGCGCGAGCCGCTCGACCGGCTGCAGCAGATCATCGCGCAGTCCTGGTACTGGATCGGCGGGTTCACTGTCCCGACGGACGTCACGACCAATACCAACATCATCCCAACGGCGACCAACTCCGCCTATAAGCGCGCAGTGATTATCGAGCATATCGGCTGAAACGCGCCAATTCCCCAAACCCTCGCCCGGTTGCGGGCGAGGGCCGTACTCTTTCTCGGAGCAGCCGCAGATGAGCGATGTACACGTCAGTTATGGCCCGGCGCCGATCGAGACGCCGAGCCAAGCCTTGGTCAAGGACGCCAACCGGATCGTCACGGCGACCGATGCGCGCGGGCGCAAACTCGGCATTCGGAACATGGCGAATTCGCTGGCCCGGTTCCGGCTGGTGCGCGTGCTGGGTGCCGATGCCTATAATCAGGAGGCGATGGCGCAGGCGCTGCTCTTCAGTTCGGTGGTTTCGGTGAATGATGATCCGGTGCCGTTTCCGAGGACCGAATTGCAGCTCGAAGCGCTGATCGACCGGCTGGGATTCGATGGGCTGCGGACGGTCCAGAAGGTGCAAACCGAGGAATTCGGCTGCGGCGCCGGCGGCGACACGGTGGACCACGCAAAAAACTAGTTCGGGACGACGAGCTGCGCTGGCGGCTGTGGCTCGTCCATAAGCATGTCCCGTTCGATGTCGCCTTCAGCCTGACGCCGGCCCAGCGTCTTGCCTTCGTCGTGATCCTGGGCCAGTGCGAGGGCCGCCGGTTCGACTGGAGCCGCCTCGACTGGCAATAGGCGCGCGAGCGCGGGCGTCTCGGGCGGCCGCTTTCTTTCATTCAACGAGCTTGACCGCTTCCCCGCCTCGCATCGCGGGAAAGCGGCGGTTCCATTTCTCCGCAGAGCCGTTCCCGGATATGATCCAAGGTGGCATCGTTTCGACTTGTTTTGTTTCCGGCGTATCGATGTACCGCAGTGCCGTTCCGGTCGGTCGGATTGGGACGAGACGCCCCGATGAACTCAATGCCCTGAACCTCTGCACCCAGCTTCAAGGCCCCGCCTTCGCGTTCTATCCCCGATCGTCTGCCTTTGATCGTGTACGACGGCTCGCTGACCGATCGGGGCGGGCGCCGCCCTGTGCGGCTTTACCGATTTCTCCGAGGAGTATCCGATCATGCCGGCGACCCAGCCGTTTCAGGAAGAATATACGCTTGCCGTCGCGGCGAGCACGTCCGCCGCCAGCACCGCCTTGCCTGCCGGCGCGGTGACGGCATCGCCGCTCGCGGCCTACGCCGGCGACGCGTTGCTGGTCTTCAATGCGAGCTCCGCCGTCGCCCATGTCTCGGTCAACGGCACGGCGACCGCTACCAACCTGCCGATCCCGGCCGGAGGCTCCCGCCTGCTCACAATCGGGCCGATGGCGCTGACGGCGTCGGTCGTTCTCGATAGCGGCTCGGGCACGGTCTATCTGAGCCGCGGCACCGGCCATACCTATTGACGTCATGGGCATCATCCGCGCGATCGCGCCGCCGCCGCGCTTCCGCCTGATCGCGGGGTCGGCGCGACGGCGCAAGCTCTCGTCTGTTGCGGGCAACGAAACCGGAGGCCTGGGCATGTATGCGGGCGAGGATTTCACGCCGAGCGGCGCCGGCGAGGTCGAACGCTACACCTTCGATTTCGCGAGTCTGCTCGCGGCCGGCGAAACCATCGCAGCGGCCACTTGGAGTGCGGCCGTCGACAGCGGCGCGGGCGACAACGCGGTTGCGTCGCGCCTCATCGGCACGGCCGCCGTCAACGGCGCCGCCGTGTCCCAACTGGCTGGAAACTTCCTGCCCGGCGTGACCTATCGGCTCTATGCCAATGCTGCGACCAGCGGTGGGCAAACCCTGACGCTGTGGTCGCGCGTCTACTGTCCGACCATCTGAGGGGGCGACCATGTCCTTCAGCGATCAGGAGAAGACCGATATCCGCCGGTTCTGCGGCTATCCCGTCTTCGGCCAGAGTCCGAACCAGTTCGTCGATTACCGGTTTTTCCAAGCCTATGGCAATCTGGAGTACAAGATGAACAATCTGCTGCCCTCGGAGGAAGCGGTCGTGCGGACGGTCTATCTCGCCCAACTTTACGGGCTCGAGACGGCGATCCCGGGCGCCGGTACGAATCTCGATACCGACCAAGCCGCGGTCTGGACGCATAACCGCGACGAGGTGCGCGACCGCGCGGCGCTGTTCGACCTTTGGCGCGGCCGGCTGTGCCGTTTCCTCGGTGTCCCGCGCGGCGAGGGCTTGTGCCCCGTCGACAGCATGCGCGAGATCCTCGTCTGATGGATGGCGCCGCGCTGCAGCAGGCGCTCTACCGCGGCTATGCGCGTGCAGCCGAGCGGACCGGGCTGCCTTACGCACTGTTCCGTGCCGGCGGGCCGCTCAATCCGATGACGGGCACGCCGCTCGCCATGTTGCCCGCCGCCTTCAGCCCGCAAGACTACGGCTTCGAGCATCCCCAGGCCTATGGCAAAGCGCTGTGGCAGGCGCTGTTCGACGGCTCGCAGGCGCTGGTCGGCGATATTCTGGTCGGGCCGAAAACGTATTTCGTCGTTGGATTGCAGTCTCTGCTGCCGATCCTCGTGGTCGAGGCGCCGCACACGGTCGATGTCCGGCGGCCGTTCCGCGAAAGCGGGGTCGGATACCAGGCGAGCTATGGCGGCTCGACACCGGTGCAGGAAACCATCGTCATGGGCCAATGGCCGGCGTCGATTCTGCAGGGTTCGCGGGCCGAGAACACCGGCGCCGGGCTGCCGGACGATCTGAAGGCGCCCTATTGGGACATTCTGCTGCCGGAATATCCGGGGGTCGAACTTGTCACGTCCGATGTCGTCCAGGATGGGCTCGGGCGCCGCTTCGCCATCGGATCGGCGGAAATCACCCCCTTGGGCTGGCGCCTGACGGCGCTGCAGGAGCAGGCATAGGCCATGGCGACTCTTTCCGATCTGCGGGCCGCGATCGCTGCCGTCATCGGCGGTCTGCTCTACCCGTCCGGTATTCCTGCGGGCACCAACCCGCCGTCGCCGGTCGCCGGCGCGCCGGTGCGGGTGTTCCAGGGCCGGCCCGAGCGCGAGGGCCTCGACGCCGATATGACGGCGGGCATCGTCGATGTGTCGGTCTACGTCCTGCCCGGCGCCGTCAATACCAGCCGCTACCCGGTCGTCGACGTCCCGATCGCTATGTCGCCGCCGAGCCTGGTCTGGACGGTGTCCGGGACTTCGGCGACATTGGGCGGTACCGTGGCGACGCCGCAGAATGTCGGGCTGCTGGTCGACAATCAGGTGTTTCTGTATGCGGTCCAACCCGCCGATACTCTCGCATCGATCGCCGCGGCCCTCGCTTCGCTGATCAATGCCGTCCAGCCCGCGAGTGCTGCCGGCGCGGCCGTCTCCGTGCCGGGCAGTCGCTCGATCATCGGCCGGGCCGGCGGCGTCGCGACGACCCTGCGCGAGGTCGGGCGCGAGAAGGTCACGGTGCAGGTCCAAATCTGGGCGCCGTCCGACGCTCTGCGCAGCGCGGTCGGCGCCATTATAGAACCAAGCTTGCGCGACTTGCGGCGCCTGGCCCTGGCGGACCGGTCCATCGCGATGATCTGGTTCGGGACGGTTTCCGATACCGACGACCTGGAGAAATCGACAATTTATCAGAGAACGATCTGGCTGGACGCCGAATATGCTTCGACGGTCACTTCGTCCGCGGCGCAGATCGTCAGTTTTACTGAGACGGTGAGAGCAGGGCCGGACATTTGCGGCGTACTGCCGGAGGCCGCTCTTTCATTCGCCCGCTGATTTCCGGGGCGGCCTTCATTCGCTCGCCGCCGCAAGCGCTGAAGAATTTCCGGCTTTGAAGGGCGCCTCGGTCGCCTCTGGCGCCGTTCACCGTCAAGTAGAAGCTAAATTATATTGTCAGATACGATGTAAAATCGGATAGGCGTGGAGCTATTGCTTCAATGTAATCTACTTTCTCTTTCCGGCTTGACCGGCGTCTTGGTACTCGCTCTGATCTCAAGGAGTAAAATCATGTATCGTTACATCGTGCGCGAACCTTTCGGGGGGTTCGCCAAAGGTGAAATGCTGTCTCAGTCGCAGTTCGAGGCCTATGCGGCCAAAGGCGGCCATGTCGACCATCACACAATCAGGATTCGGGTGGCCGATGAGCCGGCCTCGGCCAAGGATGGCCCCGCGCAGAGTGAAACCGCGCCGGCGACCGCGGTCTGATCAGCCCCGATATTGAGTCCAGGAGTCCTTCATGCCCGCAGTCATTACTCAGGCCGGCGCCCTCAATACGACCGCGCTGATCGTTCCCGACGCCTATGTCCAGATCGTTCCGCCCGCGATCAATTACTTCAACGGTCTGCCTACGAATATCGTCGGCATCGTCGGAACCGCGAACTGGGGTCCGGTCAATACGCCGGTGACGATCGGATCGATGCAGGCCTATGCCCAGCAATTCGGCGCCGTACAGGCGCGCAAATACGATATGGGGACGCAGGTGGCCACGGCGGTCCAGCAGGGCGCCGGCAATTTCCGCTGCGTGCGGGTCACGGACGGAACCGACACTGCCGCCGGCATATCGCTCGGTCTCGCGGGAACCGTCGTTCCTACCGCCGGCGGCACCGGCAATGCGGTCAACGACGTTCTCACCCTGTCGAACGGCGTTACCGTCAAGGTCGCCACGGTCTCGTCCGGTGCGGTGACGTCGGCGACCGTACAGAATCTGGGTACGGCCGGCGTGCCGGCGACCGGGTTGACCGTCGTCTCGACGACCGGCGCCGGCACAGGGGCTGTTTTCAGCCTGAACGTGACCAGCCAGGTCACGTTGACCTCGCTCTATACCGGTACGCTCGGGAACGCGACCCAGATCACGCTGAGCGCCGGCTCGTCTTCTACCGCGGCCAATCCGACCTTCAAACTGACGGTCGCGATGCCCGGCGTGCAGGAAGTGTTCGACAACATCGCCGGCGCCGGCACGGTGCTCTGGGCCAATCTGGCGAATGCCGTCAACAACGGCGTTTCTGCAATCCGTGGTCCCTCGCGCCTGATTCTGGCTACCGCGGGCGGCGCTGCGACCGCGCCCGTCCTTGGAACCGCGGCACTTTCCGGCGGCGCCGACGGCGCCACGACGATCACTGCGGCGACGCTGGTCGGTCAGGATGTCATCCCGCGCAAGGGCATGTACGTGCTGCGCACCTTGGGCTGCTCGGTCGCGTGGCTGGCGGACGCCGATGACAGCACGCAATGGGCCAACCAAGTCGCGTTCGCGGCCTCGGAGTTCGTCTACGTCATCGGCACCGGGCCGGCCGGCGACACCATCGCCGACGCGCTCAGCGTAAAGCAGGCCGCCGGCATCGACAACCCGTGGTTCAAGCTCATGTTCGGCGATTGGATCTACTGGCAGGACAGCGCCAACAATGTCCTGCGCCTGGTCAGTCCGCAGGGTTTCGTCGGTGGCCTGCTCGGCAATCTGGCGCCGCAGAACTCCACCTTGAACAAGCCGCTCTTCGGTGTCGTGGGCACGCAGAAGACCGGCAGCGGGACGGCGAGCAACGGCGCCTATGCCTATGCGGAACTCCAGCAGATGATCGGCGGCGGCCTCGACGTGATCGCCAATCCCTGTCCCGGCGGCAACTACTTCGGTGCGCAGTCGGGGCACAATTCCTCGTCGGACGCGACACGCAATACCGACTCGTATACGCGGATGACCGACTACATCTCGACCTCGCTGGGTGCCGCTACCGGCGTCTTCGTCGGTCAGTTGCAGACGGCGCAGCAGCAGCTCAATGCCAAGGCCGCGCTCAACGCCTTCTTCCAGTCGCTGCAGGATGCCGGCCAGATCGGCACCGCGAGCGGCGCCCCGGCCTACAAGGTCACGCTCGACAGTACCAACAATCCGCCGGCCCGCGTCGCGCTGGGCTACGAGCAGGCCGACATCCAGGTCACCTACCTCAATGTGGTCGAGAAATTCCTGGTCAACTTCCAAGGCGGCGGTTCCGTCCAGATCGCCTCCAACCAGACCTGAGTACCGTCGCCCCATCGCAATCAGGAGTGAGCCATGCCGGTCAATGTCGGTCAACCGAACAGTTATAACCTCGGGCGCGACTGCACCTTTACCATCGTCGGACCTTCGGGAATCGTAAGCTTCCCGATCACCGAGGGCTCGGCAAAGCAGGAAACCAAACAGGTCCAGAGCCGCCCCTTGAATGGGCCGCCAATCTTCGCCGAGATCCCCGATGGCTGGAGCGGCAGCTTCAGCTTCGACCGCACCGGCCGGCAACTGGACGATCTCTTCGCCCAGCTTGAAGCGGCGTATTGGAACACCGGAGCGCTCGCTTCTTTTTCGGTGCTCCAGACGATCGAAAACCCGGACGGCACCGTTGCTCAGTATCAGTTCAAGGCGCTTGCCTGCAAATTCGAGAGCGCCGGCGACTTCAAAGGTGACGGCAAGGTCGAGCAGAAGGTGACGTTCCGGGGACCGCGGCGCGAAATCGTCCAGTAACGGCCGGATACGGCCCCGACCATTTGTCCTGTCCGGCTTGTCGCGGGAGGCCAGTGATAGCCGGCCCTCCGCGGCAGCCAGGCAACGTTCACTTTTTACCCCTTACGATCGTACCAATAATCCTGTAATACGCGCCGATCAACCGAGAGGAGCAGAACATGTGCGGGACCATCTGTCGGGTGCTGCCGGATCGATGGGGTAGATCGGGCGGCGTTTCGGTTTCATTCCCCGGAGCCTGTCATGCGATCGTTGCGGCAGTCGCTGCCGCCGGCTTAGCAGCCGGTACGGCCGATGCGGCGGCGCCGTTTGCCGATGCCGGAGGGGTGCCCGGGCTGCCCGGCTGGCCGCAGGATTTTGCGCTTCGCCTGGCGTTGTACTTGACTATTTCGCTCACTCTGGCGGCGCTGATCTCTCGGGCAATCCTCTACGGTATACGGCTTTATACGAAGGTTTCGGATCGATATGTCATGCTTGGTCTCGCGCCGATCGTGTTCGGGTTGGCGCTCTTCGGCGTTACGGAGCTTGCAAACCGCCTTCTGGCTTGGTTGCAATCCGGCCATACCGCGCAAGTTTTGTTGCCGACACTGATTTTTTTGCTCACATGGCCACTTATTGTCGGATTTTGTTTATTATACGATTTTATGATCGCATGTAGTTTTTTTGCAAGGGCTCCAATTAGTAAATACATTTATATTGTTCTTGGATCAATAGTAATTTTTATCGAAGTCTTATATTTATTATATGTGACAAATATCGTCGAGTAAACGCGGGTCAATATTGAGAAAACCTAGCGTTTAATCACATAAACGGGAGGCGGAGTATGCTTGGGAGTTCCACCCTTGCCGTCATGCCTGTCAACCGTAGCATTCAAGCATGGCTCAGTACGCACGCGACTGAAATCGCGGGCATTGCCGATATCCTCGGCGTGCCCGCGACCTCGATTGCTGCGCCGCTCGTGCAGGAAGCCGGCGGCATCATATTCGACGGCTTCGCGCCATCCGCCCCATTCTTGACCGGGCCGACCCGGCTCGACGATCCGCTCAGGCTTGACAGTCTCCACGCCTATAAGGAACAGATCTTCGACGAATGGCTGGACGAATGGGTTCAACAGTATAGCCACCAAGACATTGCCCAAGACTTTTCCAATAAGTCTTCGGAAATTGCCGGCCGGCCGGGCAGTGTGACGCCGTCGGGTGTCGCCCGGTGGCTCGAGAAAATCACCAGCCCGACGGCCAACGATCTCGGCTGGGGCAATGTCAATCTCGGCACCGCAATCTCGGAGCTGCAGAACTACTTGCATGACCCGCACTATGCCGGCGATCCGCTCCATCTGAAGCAATATGAAAGCGACTATCGGGCCTTTGCCCGCGACCTTGTCGACCCTCACGCGGCGGCAAGCTTCGCGATCTCAGGTTTGATCGCGCGCGAGGGGCAGGACTACTACACCAAGACCTATGGTGAGCAGTACACGACGCTGCCGGACCAAGCCAAGGCGGCGCTGTCGACAACCTACTTCAAGCAAGGCGACACCAAGATCCGCGAGCATTTCGTGGACCCGATCGCACCGACGGTTCCGGATCCCGCGCGCGGTGATGGCGGGCCCGATATCATGGATAAGGCCAACTGGCAGATCCTCCTAAAAAGCCTCGGTATTGCCTCGGAACACGGTCCGCGGCCGCACGCCGATGTCGCTCCGACGGCCTCGGCTGCGCTCGCGGCGAATGCGTCGGCTCCGATCGCCGACAATTTCCCGCCTGTCCTGGTCGCGCCGCTCACCGCTGTGCCGCCCGCGCCCAAGCGCGTCGAGTTCGACGCCGCAGCCGGACCTCAGGAAAGGCGAGAGGGTGATGCTCGCGTCCCGGATGTCGGGGCGACATCTTTCAGTCCGGCGGTTTCCCCGCAGCCGCTTGGTTCCTTGTCGGATCTCTATCCACTCGGCGCGGCGCCTGACGATTCCTCGGCATTGAGCATTGCGGGCGCGGGACAAGGGGCTGTGCCCCGCGGTGACGACGACGCAGTCGGACCTGGCCTGACAGGCGGCCTGTCCTCGCCGACGCTGCAGATTGCGTTCCCGCAGCGGCCGGTCGGCGACCCGGTCGGGCGCCCCGGCACGACAGGCGCGGATCAAAGGGCACCCGAGGCGAAGGCCGAAATCGGTCTGGCGATTCCGCCGCTCGCATCGCGAAAGTCACCGGTACGATCGCCGATGGAGTCCTCGACATCGGTCCCGCTGCCGCAACTGTCTCTAGGCCCCCCATGGGCTGCGAGACCCGATGGGCCGGCCGGCGCGATATCCGGGTTGCGAAATTCGACGGATTTGAATCCCGTGACGAAGCCATCCGACGCGGTCGCTCCGCTTCGGCTGCCCGAGCCCGGTAGGCTTGCGGGCGAGGGTGGGCGTCCGCCATGGCCGGCACCGATCGGCGCGACACTTCTTCCACCCGAAAATTCCAAATATGTACCTGATTCGAGCCTATCGACGGCATCGAGCGCTGTGTCGGCGCCGCCGGGCCTGCCTGGATCGGGATGGCTAAGCCGTGTCGATCCCTGGTCGCCTGGCTCGATCGATTGGCCGAGGGAGGGTGCGGCCGCGGCCGACCCGGTAGCGACGGCGGTATCGAGGTCCAGCATGATCACGACCGCGACCGATCCCGGCGGGTTCTCGTCCCACGCCGCACCTGCGCTCTCGATGCCGCCGGCGGAGCGGCGCTTTGGAAATGGCAGCACCATCCCCCATTCGCCATCTCGCCCCGGTCGGGCGGCCCCGCCGCCGCCCGGGCAGGCGGCCGCGCCGTCATCCGGCGGCGGCGGCGTGCAGGGTGCGGCTCAGGGCGGTTCCGATCAGACCGAAGTGGAGCTCGATCACCACATGCTCGGCAGTGTCGTCCTGGCAGCACTGGATCGATCGACCGGCGGTCCGAATACGGGGCCAGCCTCAGTCAATTCCTCGCAGATCTACACGCCGGCCGGCGTCACCATCAGCGGATACCAATGAATGAGCATCCTCCCGCAAGCCATCGGCACGGCGCTCGCGGTCGGCAATTCGCTGATCGCGGCCGCCAATCCGGTCCAGGCCCCTGGGCAAGGCGCCGGACAGTTTCCCGTCATCCTCGGCACGGTCCTGCTGCAGGGCTTCGAGGTGCCCGACTCGGCGCCATGGGGTGGCGAGCAGGCGCTGACCGTGCACAAGCTGATCGGCGGTGCGCGCGTCATCGACGCGATGGGCGTCGACGACCGGGCGATAACCATCAAAGGAACGTTTCTCTCGCCGGACGCCGACAGCCGGGCGCTGCGGGTTGACGTCATGCGCAAGGCCGGCCTGCCGGTCGTGTTCGGATACGCGAACCATATCTATCAGGTGGTCATCAAATCGTTCGCGCCGGACTTCGAACGGCCAGATCGCGTGAAATACCAGTTGACCCTGGAGATCCTGCAAGATCTGACGCAGCCGCTGGCCGTTCCTGCACTCTCGCTCGACGGCCAGTTCGGTGCCGCGCTCGGGACGATCGGCGTTGCGCTGAATAACCTGGCAGGCGGCGGCGCCCCAGCCGTTTTTGCGACGGCTCCGGCCGCGTTGTCCGCCGTGACTGGCGCGGTCGCCGCTGCGAACAGCCTGGGGCCATCCGCCGCTCTCGGCATCCCGAGCGCCGTGGCTGGATTGCAGACCGTCATCGCGACCATGATCGCTGCCGTCGCCGGCGGCATCGGCGGTCCGGTTCTGTCCGCGATCAACACGCCGCTCGCGGTCGCCGGCAGCCTGACCGCCGCGACATCGGCGACTCTCGCCGGCATGTCGGCGGCGATCGGCCAGGGGCAGGCGATCCTGGCGCCGGCCATGACATATGCCGACCTCCATATCGCCGGTCTTCCAGCCTTCGGCGGCGTCGTTTCGGGCACGACCAACGCCGCCGCTCTCGCCACGACCACCACGATAACCGGCGCCCTGCCGCAAATGCACCTGATCAGCGCCAATCTCGGCACGATGCAGCAAAATATCAACGCGGTTCCGGATTGATCCCATGCCAACACAAATGACCGTCGTCGGCGGCGATCTCTATCGCATCGCCGCGCAGACCTATGGCGATGCAAGTCAATGGTACCGCATCGCCGCAGCCAACAATCTCTTCGACCCGATCGTGCCGGGGCCGGTGACCCTGATCATTCCCGACCCGACGACGCAGCCGACGAATGGAGGCATCCTTGGCGGCGATCCCTGACCTGCTCATGCCGGTACCGTCGACGCCGCCGTCCGGCGCCACTGCCCGGCGGCCCATCGCCGTCGTCCGGTTGGACGGCGTCGAACTGCCGGGCGTGCTGGCGGTTCGTACGTCGAATGTCAGCCATAATTCCGCCGATCAATTCGAGGTGGAATTGCCGTTGCAGATTCAGCCCGGCACGGCGAACTGGGCGGCGTGGGGCGATCCGAACACGCATTCCGAGATCGAAGTGCTGTACGGAATGCTCGACGCCGCCGGCAACCGATCCGCGCTCAATTCGGCCGTGCTGGGGCCGGTCGATGCGGTCGCGGTCAGCCAGCCCGAAAACCGGGTCGTGCTGAGCGGGCGCGACTATTCTTCCGTGCTGATCGACACGCAGACCTTCGAGAATTTCTCGAACCAGACCGCGTCACAGATCGCGACGACGATCGCCGGACGGCACGGCCTCACGCCGGTAGTCCAGGCGACCACGACGCCGGTCGGCCTCAAGAACGAAGACGATCAGACCTATTCGCGCGTCACGCGGCGCGAATCCGAATGGGATCTCCTCGTCCAACTGGCCCGCGCCGAGGGTTTCGTCTGCTATGTCCGGGGCAGAAATCTGTTCTTTCAGCCCGACACCGAGCCGGCGGCGGCGCCCTATCGGCTGGTTTGGGTGCCGCCGCCGGCGCCGGGCGCCAGCCCCAGCAGCAACGTCAAGTCGATCCGCTTGAACCGCGCCCTGACGCTTGCGCGCAACATCGCCGTGACCGTGGTCTCGCATGATCCGGCGACCGGCAAGGCCGTGACCGCGAGGCAGAGTTCGATGCTGGCCGCGCATGCGGCCCGAGGCAATGCGCAGGTCGGGCCGCAATCCTACACGATCGATATTCCTGGCCTGACGCAGGCCCAGGCGGATCAGCGCGCCCGGCAATTGTTGAAGCAATACGCATTGTTCGAACGCGTGATCGACGTGCAGATGCCGGGCGACCCGTTCCTCCAATTCGAGCAGCCGATCAGGCTGTCCGGCACCGGCACCGATTGGGACCAGATCTACTATGCCGACCGCATCGAGCGCAGCCTGAGCCTGACGGGAGGGTTCACCATGACGATCCGCGCCAAGAACAGCAGCAGTGCCGCGAGCACGAGCGGCACGCCGGGTGCGCCATGAGAGGCGTGCTGGCGGCGCAGCAAGCCGTCTCGCTCGCCGCGGCGCCGCGCTTCGCCATCGTCGATCGGTTCGACCCGAACACCTATCGGGCGACCGTTGTCCTGGCGCCGAGTTCGGACGGCAAGACGCCGCTCTCGGGTTATCTGCCGGTCCTGACCGGGTATATGGGGAATGGCTGGGGCATCGCAGCGCCGCTGCAGCAGGGCGATCAGGTCGTGGTCGTCTTCGTGCAGAACCATCCCGACCAGGGGGTGATTCTGGGCCGGATCTACGACCAGCCCCATGTGCCGCCGAAACGCGCGGACGGGCAGGCGGCAGCGGCCGGCGAGATCGTGCTGGTTCACGCCTCCGGCTCGCGGATCCAGGTCACGAACGATCAGAAGGTCTTGATCAACGGCCAGTTGGAAATCGACCTCGCCGCGCCGACGATCGACATCACGGCGACGACCGAAGTCAACGTGACCGCGCCTGCGATCAATGTCGGGGCGACCGGCGAGAGCCTGCAGACGCTGATGACCCAGGCGGCACACGATCTGCTGGCCACCCACACCCATTCCGGCGTGGCCTCGGGCGGTGCGACTTCCGGGCCGATGGTTCAAGGTTTTCCGGCGAATGCGCTGACCTCGGCGCTGAAGGCAGGGTGATCCGATGTCCGACCTCGCCGATCTGTTTCACTATTGGGGCAACGATCTGCAGGAGGGGCCGACCGGCGACTTGGCACCGGCCCTTCGCGCGGATCGGACATCGCAACGGATCATCCGGCGCCTTTTGACCAATCCGGGCGGCGGCGACTATCCGTGGGAGCCGAGTTACGGCGCCGGGCTTCCGGCCAAAATCGGCATGAACCTGGATCTGGGCCATTTGACGGCTTTGGTCATCGGCCAGATCGCGCTCGAACCGACGGTTGCACGCAACCCGGCGCCGCAAGTCACCCTGACTCCGTTCAATGGCGGCGTGTCGATCGCCGTGGTCTATTTCGACCAGGCCGGCGCGGGGACGCCGCTCAGCTTCAACCTGTTCGCCGCACCGGCGCCGCCATCCTCGCCGCCCGTTGGGTCGCTCGAGGCGCCGACCCCACCTTCGCCGCACCAATTGCCGCCGCCCGCGCGTCGCGGCTGATCTGCCGCCGCATTCGGCCGGCCGCGGCCGATCCCGCTCACGCCCGCGCATCGCGCAGCGGCGGCGCCTTTCTCATGCCCTGGGGAATCTCGATGGCGATCATCGGTCAGAGCTTCAAACAATTCGTCACCGGCATGGTCGCAGGCGCGAAGGCCGCCGCGACGGTGACGCTCGACTTCACCAGCGGGTCGATCAACCTCGCCCTGATCCAATCGGTCGCCGCCGTGGCGCTGTGGCTCGAAGGACTCGTCCTGCAGGTCCTGGCGCAGTCGCGAGCGGCGACGAGCCAGGGCGCCGATCTCGACAGTTGGATGGCGGATTTCGGCTTCGCCCGGCTCGCGGCCGTGCCGGCGGCCGGCCAAGTCACGTTCTCGCGGTTCCAGCCGACCGCCGCGGCCGTCGTTCCGGTGGGATCGAGCGTCGCGACCGCGGTCGGCGGCGCGCAATTCACCGTCACGGCGGATCCGACCAATGCGGCCTTCGGCGCCAATGCCGCCGGCAGCGGGTTGCCCGGCTATACCATCGCGCCGGGCGTGTCGGCGCTGACCGTTCCTGCCGCGGCTGCCGTACCCGGCAGCGCCGGGAACATCCTGGCCGGGGCGATCGCCGTGCTGCTCCAGCCGATCGGCGGCATCGACACGGTGACGAATGCATCGGCATTCGTCGGCGGGAGCGATCCGGAAGGCGACGGCGCCTTCCGCACGCGGTTTCAGAGCTTCATCGGCGCCTTGCAGAAAGGCACGGACGCGGCGATCGCCTTTGCCGTGAACGCGCTGCCGCAAACCGGCCTGACCTTTCAGATCCTCGAATCGACCAACCCGGCGCTGGCGGTGCAGAACGGCTATGTGACCGTCTGCCTCGACGACGGGTCGGGCGATCCACCGGCCTCGCTGCTCCAGGCGGCGATCGCGGCGATCGAGGCCGTGCGCTGCGCCGGCATCACGGTCGGCGTCATTCCGCCGACCATCCTGCGCGCCAATGTGGCGATGACCTTGACGAGCATCGTCCAGGCCAACCACGCCGCCGATGTCGCGGCGGTGACGAACGCCCTTACGGCCTATCTCAACGCCGTGCCGGTGGGCGCGCCGCTGCCGTTCTCCCGATTGACGCAGATTGCCTATGACGCGTCGGCGAACATCTCCAATGTGACCGGGGTCACGCTCAATGCCGGCACCGCCGATCTGGCCGTCACGACGGTGCAGGTCGTCAAGGCCGGCACTTTGGCGGTGGCGTGACATGATCGGCGATCAAGCGGATATCGTCGCCCGGCTCTATCGCTGGCTGCCGGCGCGCTGGGTTCCGACCGGCCCCGGCACCTTGGTCTATGCCGTCGTCTCGGGTTTTGCCACGGCGCTGTCCGGTGTCCATGCGCTGCTGGCCTATGCGGCGCAGCAGGTGCGGATCCGGACGGCGACGGATGGCTGGCTCGATCTGATCGCCGGCGACTATTTCGGCCCCTCGCTGCCGCGCAACGCGGGCGAGCCCGATCCGCTCTATTCCGCGCGGATCCGCCGCGAGATCATGCGCGAGCGCGTCACGAGAGCGGCGATCGACCGGGTCGTCTTCGACACGACCGGCAATCACCCGATCATCGTCGAGCCGAACCGGACATCGGATATCGGCTGCTGGGGGCAAGGCTTCGCCTGGCATAGCGGCAGCTACGGATCGAAGGGCCTGCCGTTCCAGGTCTTCGTCACCACGCCGCGCCAGAATCCGATCCCGTTTCCGGAAATGGCCGGCTGGCGCGTCCCGGCCGGCGCGTACCGGCAGCCCTTTGCCGTCTATGCGCTGCCTTCGATCTTTCCGCCGCCGCCGGCGCCGGACGCCGCGATCATCGCCGCGATCGAGCGGGTCCGCGCCGCCGGAATCACCGTGTGGCTGCAACTCACCAATCAGCCGTGACCGCGGCCGAACCCCCCGGTTCCGCCCGACCCGCACCGCCCCTATTCGCCTGAGAGGCCCGGAATGGACAGACAACAAGTCTATGCGCTCGCGATTCCCTACGAAACCGATTTTCTGGCCGCGCAGCGCTTTACCCAGGAAGGCCTCGGCCTGCTCGCTCAAGACCTGCTGGGCTTGGGGCCGATCGCCGCGGGTCTGGCCTGTACCCCGACATCGCCGGCTTCGCTCGCCGTCGTGGTCGGGCCGGGCCGCCTCTACCAGCAGAGCTTTCTCGACGCCTCGGCCTATGGCCAGATCGCGAACGGCAACCCGGCCGGCGGCCTGTCGGCCGACACCAACCCCAATCATCAGGTCCTGAAGCAGGGGCTGCTGCGCGACCCGGTGACCCTGTCCTGCCCGGCGCCGCAGACCAGCGGCGCCACCGTCAGCTATCTGATCGAGGCGCAGTTCCAGGAAACCGATACGGGCGCTTCGGTGCTGCAATTCTTCAACACGCAAAACCCGTCGACGCCGCTGGCCGGACCGCCGAACAGCCCCGGCGCCACCCTGCCGACCGTCCGGTCCTGCGCCTGCGTGCTTCAGGTCAAGGCCGGCACGCCGGTGACCTCGGGTACGCCGATGGTGCCGATCGCCGATGCCGGCTGGGTCGGGCTCTATGTCGTGACCGTCGCCAATGGCCAGGCGGCGATCACCGCCGGCAATATCTCGGTGCTGTCCGGCGCGCCGTTCCTGACCCAGACCTTGCCGCAGCTCGGCAGCGCACCCGGCAGCTACGCCGTCGATGTCGGCACCACGGCCAACACGATCACGGCCAATCCCGTGCCGGCGATGACGGGATATGCCGTGGGCGCGGTCCTGCGCATCCTGCCGGCGAATGCCTCGACCGGACCGGTGACCGCCAATGTCAACGGGTTGGGCGCGGTCAGCGTCACGCGGCCGGACGGCACTCCCTGCGTCCCGAACGACATCCGGATCGGCAAGGCCTTCGACGTGGTGATCAAGACCGGCCCGGTCATGCAGATGCTGTCCTGGCCGCAGATGGGCGACGGACCGAAGAACGCCATCGCCGGCGCGGCGCATGCCTTCGCCGTGGCCGACGCCGGCAATGCGACCTGGCGGTCGAATGGCGGTGCCGCGATGACCGACACGCTGCCGGGCGCCGGCGCCGGCGCGCTGCCGGCCGGCTGGGCCGCGACGATCATCAATGCGGATGCGACCGGGCTGCTGGCGATTCAGGTCGGCACGGGATCGACGCTCGCCGGGCCCAGCGTGTCGAACGGATATATCGTGCTGGGCCCGGGACAGAAGGTTGCGGTGACATGCGACGGGACGAATTATCAGTGCTTCAGCGCGTTTGAACGGGCGAAACTGACGGCGAATACGACGCTGTTCGTGAGCCCGTCGGGGAGTGATACGGGGAATGTGGGGATCGTGTCGGGGAGTCCGTTTGCCTCCATTGGCCGTGCCTATTCATGGGCTCAGTCGGCGCTTGATCTGAACAGTTTTCAGCTCACTGTCTCAGTAGCTCCAGGCTCTGGTGGAAGCTATTCGACTACAAATTTATTCACCGGCCCACTGATCGGTCAAATAAATCCAGTCATCATCAATGGATCTGCGACAGTATCGACCATAATAGGGGGCTCTTCTAATGGAGTTGCGAGTTTTGATGCTAGTGGAGGCGCTGTTGTGCAGGTACAAAATATGTCCTGTGGCCAGACTGGAGCGGCAGGCGTAGGCCTACTTGCATCTGGTCCTGGGTCGATTATCCATGTTGGCACCGGTATGGCGTTCACGGCATGTGCTCTATACGTGATGGAAGCAACATTCGGCGCTGCTATCGCAATAGATCAAAGTTACGCTGCCACGGGAAATGGATCGGCACACTGGAGTGCGTCGTACAACGGTCAAATATTTTGGACAAGCACAACATTGACTGTAACACTTACGGGAACTCCATCCTATAGTAATGCATTCGCCGTAGCCGTCGGTATGGCAAATATTTCCCCTCTGGTAAATGGGGCGTTACCAGTATTTTCTGGGGCAGCATCTTCTAGTACAGTTAGGTATTCTATTAGCTCAAACGCAACAATTAACACAAATGGTGCCGGATCGACAGCCCTTCCTGGCGGTTCGACCGGCACCGGATCGGGGTACTTCTAATGCTTTATAATACAGACAATTGGTACTGGGCAGTCGAAGGAAGCGTCGGACATATTTGGTCGAGCGCTCGTCTTGGCTATGTTGCGACCTCCGATGCGGCTTATGCGACATGGCTTGCCGCCGGCAATACGCCGACAGTTATTCCTAGCACCACCGATCTAGTCGGTGTAATGCAGCAACAAATTTTGTTGGCTCTTCGAGCGGCGGGGCTGTCTGTGCTGTCGACCGCAGCACCGGCTTTCAACGGAATCTATGCTCTTGACAAGAGTTCCCAGACGGATATTGCTGGGATCGCGGCAGGCAAGGGACTTCCGGGTGGCGGCGTGACCTTCAGCTATGCGACATTGAGCGGAACACCCATAGCTTTTAATGCGATAGAATTTTCCAACTTTGCATCGGCGGTGGAGGGATACATCTACGCATTTAGCCAAGCGCTTGTGGCGCTCATTGCGGATGCGTCAGCAACGCTGCCATCCCAGCCTCTGACTATTCCTTAGGTCGCCCCACGAACTCTCAATGATAGGGTGCGGGTACGCCAAATATTACAAAATTCATTTGTTGGTTGACGAGGGAGGAAATTTAGTATGTAAAAACGAGTAGCCGGGCGGCCTCTCGTAACGGCATACCCGGAGTAAACAGATGGCATTCCTCGTCTCGTCGGCATTGTTCGGATACTTCTGGGTTGTCGGATTCGCTGTTCTTGACCTTCTCTATCGCCGCGACGATCGTGTTCGAACAATGCTGATCGCACCAGCAGCCGGGCTGGTGATTACGCTCTATGGAAACTATATATTCAGCCGATCCGGGCTGTCGATAGGTGCGATTGCGACGCCATTTGCTATCGTTCTCTTTGTCGCTGCCGTTGGAATCCTGGGCTGGCGCCGGCCGCTTCTGCCAGGACGCAGCGGCGTGCACTACTTCCTGATCATGGCCGCGTCGCTTGTCGCTTCGGGCTGGCCGCTGTTCGAACTCGGCTTCGACTGGCTGGCTCATTTCAATCCCGACGCTGGAAACTATATCCTGGATGCGCATCGGCTTTTTCGCCGACCGTTCATCGAGGTTCCGGACGCGGGGGAATTTCTCCGACAATCGGATTGGAGCAGTCAGTATATTTATTTTCCAGCTATCGGCGCTCGGGTCGGAACTGACTTGGTGTTTGCTTGGGTTGTCGCGGTATCTGGCCTCGATGAGACCTCAGCCTATATGCCGCTACTGGTGGCATTACATGTAGCCGCGACCAGTGCGGCTACGGCGTTAATCGGACCTGCGTATCGATCCGCGCGGCTGCTTAGCGGGGCGCTGTTGGCTGTATGCGCACTCTCGAGCGTCGGGGTGGCGCTGCAATTGCTCGGGCAGGAGCAGGGCTTGGCGTGCCTAATTCTGTCGTGTGTTCTGCTTCTGACCCCGTTCTATCGGCTTTCGCGCGGCTCTCTGGCGCGTCACATATTCCTCTCGGGGTTGGCAGGCGCCGGGTTCCTCCTCAGCTATCCGGAATTGCTACCCTTTCTCGGCCTCAGCTTCCTCATCTACCATGGAATTGGAATCAAAGAATTTCGTCAGTATTGGCGCTCGGCCTTGATTGCCTGTGTTGCAGTTGGCGCGTTAGTGAGCGCGCTTGTAGCGCCAGATGTATTGGGTCTCCTGCGATACCTGTTCTCACAAGCGAGTGCGGGCGCCGCTAGCCAACGGCACCCGGAGCTATTCCCGTACCTTCTGATTCCCAATGGAGTCGCTGCGGTCTGGGGCCTCCGGACCTATGCGCCCGGCGGTCCTTCATTGATCGCGCCGAATATTGCCATTGCACTGGGTTTTCTCCTTTCCATTTTTGCCATATTCGGTGCCGGATGGATGACTCTACGGCGTGAAGCCTGTGGCACAGTCCTTACTGTGATGGGAATATTGTCTGCCATACTACTATTTGATGAAGCGGGTTTTGGCGTCTTTAAACTCGCCATGTACGCGCAACCCTTCCTCGTGGGAACTTTCGTGCTGTCACTATGTCGCGTTCTCAAGGTGGCGCGATGAGCTGGACGTGGCGGTTTGCTATCGCGTTAATTGTTGTCGGGTTATTGGGCTTTGCAAACCTCTCAACTCAGCGCGCGTATCTATCTGACACGCTACATCAAGGCTGGTCACCGATGCTGGCGCAATTACGGCGCCTGACGAATCTTCCGGCTGGCATCCCTGTAATGATCGGCTTACAGGACTTTCCAAAGCCCGATCTGGTCGCGCTCTATTCTCTAGGTCATCCGGCTTGGTCGCTTGGCGGGCGGATCACGACACCCTCGCAGCCTCTCCCGCCTGGCACGGAAATCGCCGATCTCATCGACAAATTGCTCGCCTCCGGCAAGCCGCTGTCCTTCGAACTGAGCCCCGGCGGCCTGCGTCACAAGTTCCAGCGCTTCGATCCGCTGAACGGCGGTTCCGTCGCGTCGGCGGTTGTCGTGCTGCCGGCGCGGGACGAGAGCGTCGTGAACGCCAGCCAGAGCCGGCCGCAGAGCGGTCACCTATATGCAGCACCCTTGGCCGATCTCCACAACACTCTGGTGCTGATGGATACCGATCTGGCGCACTGGATCATACCCGGGGGCCTTGCCGACACGGCGCTGTGGCAATGGGAGGGCGATTTCGCCGGGTCGCCGAACGGGATTCAGGGCGTCGGCCGCCACTTGCTGTTCGAGGTATTGAATCCGGTCCCCGGCTCGCGCCTGCTGCTCGACTTCACCTCGGGCGGGTTGGCGCAGCAGGGGCTGGCGCTGCCGCCGGCGGCGGCGTTCGGTACCGAGCGGCTCGATCTCGGGCTGGCCGGCCACGGCGCCGGGCGGGTCTTGTCCGCGCCGATCGAGCCGCGGGAGATCGACGGCCACTACTACCTCGCCATCGATATGGGCGTCGATGCCGGGCAATTCCTCGGCGAGCGGCAGGGCCTGGCGGCGCTCTACAACACCAATCTGCGCGATGATCCGCGCCGGCTGGTGGGGTTCGTCCGGAACATTTCCCTGCTGACCCCGGACGAGGCGGCGGCGCTCGATCCGCCCGGCGCGGTGGCGCGGCTGCCGGCCGATCTGATGGCGCCCGGCCTGCTGTTCAGCGGCATATCGGAGGATGGCTGGCTGGCCGACAAGGCGTGGTTCCGCCTGGGCTTGCCGGGGCCGAGCAACCGGCTGCGCATCGCCGGTGAGATTCCCGGATTCAGCCCGAAGATTCTCGGCGGCATCGTGCGGCTTTTTGCCGACGGCACCAAGATCGCCGAGGCCAAGCTGATCGCGGGGCAGTTCGATCTGACCTTTCCAATCCCGGAGGCGTCGGGCCCGCGGATCATCGCCCTCGAATTCAGTGAATTCGACCGCCTGCCGCCGCCCGACGGCCGCGTCGTGTCGATCCATCTGGAAACGCTTGCGCTCGGCCAAGTGCAGGCCGCGGAGACCGGGCGCTAAGGCGCACCGGCCGCGCCGCCGCCCGGCGATCGCCGCCTGACCGATTGACCAGGAACGAGATCCGGCGCCCGGGCGTCCGCGTCCGCGCGCCCGCTGCGGCATCTCGGCCCCGGCATCTCGGCCCCGGCATCTCGACCATTGCCGTGCTCAGGAGAAATCTCATGTCCGCCATCACACCCGCGCTCCGGGCGGCGATCCTGGCTGCGCTGTTCCATCATGAATGCGGCGGCCGAGACGATGTCGCCTATCGGCTTTCCTTCGCGAGACTCGGCAAGAGCGGCGGATCCTTCGGTAAATTGCAGGCGGATTGCCATGCTGACCCTATTGCCCGGACGGTGATCGGACAGATCCTGCGCGGCGCCGGCATGCCGGCCGATCGGGCCAGGCGAATCCTCGAAATTCTCGTCGCGGCGCTGCCGCGCGGGTGGCCCGGGGCGGCTGCGGATCTGGCCGCGATCAACGCCGCGATTGCGGCACCGGCCGGGCGAAAATCGGTCGATGCGCTCGACCAGACGATCCTCACCGGGCTGGTCGCGGATCTCGAGCACTGTGCGGCGGCCGCGGCCCGGCGCGGCGCGACGGTCGAACCGGCGGCGCTGATCGCCATGGCGCTGTGGATCAATCAATTCGGCCGGCCGACCGAGCTCCTGCGCTGGCTCGGCGGCGGCGCCGTCACGCTGGGCGGCCGCGAGATTGCGCCGCCGCCGGGGGCTGCGGTGACCGAGGCGCAGTTCATTTCCGGCTATGTCGCGTTCGTCCCGTTCGAAACGGCGCATCCCGGCCAGATCGCCGCGCTGCGCGACGCCGTCGCCGTCGGTGTCGCGGCGCTGTCGACATCGCCGCGGCTGCGGACGGCGCCTCCGGCGGCATCGGCCGAAATCTCGAATCAGGTCGGAGGAACACAATGATGGAAAGAATCCTGCTGCTGAAATTTCTCGCCGGCGGCGTGCTGTTCGGCATGCTGTTCGCGCTCGTCATCCTGGACAAGATGCCTGCGGCGAGTTTCGAGGCCTTGGCGATCGGCGCGTTGGGCGCGATCGGCGGCCATGTCACGGCCCGGCTCGGCGCCGGCCAATCCTGACCCATCGCGGCCGATCGGCGCATCGGCCCCCTCATTTTCCGTTTCGGAGATAATGCAGTTTCGGAGACTATGAACATGACCCGACATCCGGGCGCGCTCGCGCTCGTCCTCGCCGCCCTCGCGCTGGCCGGCTGCGGTATCACCCCGGCCAATCCGTTCACGGAATTCGCCCCGCTCACGACCAAGATCGCGGCCTTTACCGCTGCCGACGTCCAGACCGCGCTCGACGACGCCAACAAGAACGACGACGTCGTCGGCGCGCTGTGCTGGGGCACGGTACAAAAGGCGCTGCCGGCGCTGCAGCCGCCAAAGGCGGCGGGCGGCGCCACCGCGATTCAGCTCGGCCGCGATGTTCAGCGAAAGCTGCCCGACATCGCCGATGCCTGCGCCAACATCCTGCCGACCGGCCTGGTCTCGCTTGCCGGGCTGGTCGGCGGGTAATTCCCGGCGCGGCTTTCCCGGTGAATTCGGCCATGCCGTTCCAGACACAGAACCATTTTCTCCAGACTGTGGAGGTCGGGCGATGACGACGGTGTTGTTCGCAACGAACAGGCTTGCCGATTCCTCCGTCCCGGGCGGCTTCGGCGCGCTCATGGCGCAGGAAGGGCCGGCCAACATCACCTACGGCACCGCCGCGGTCGAGAACGGCCGGCTCGCCGCGGTAGCCGATATTCAGCCGGGCCATTGGCCGGACGCGACCCTGGGGATGATTGCCCGATCGCCGGTGTCGCTGGTCACGGTGCACGGCTTCGATTACAGCTTCGAGGACTCCCTGATCCGCGCCGCGTCGCTCGGCGATCTGTACGGCGTCAAGACCGTGATCGCGCCGTGCTGGCCGTCGGCGGGCAGATTGATCGAATTCGGCCTGCCCGATGACGCCTATCTGCACGACCAGAAGATGGCGGCAGCCTCGGGACCGGCGATCGCCCATATGCTGACGACGCTGGCGCTGATCCGCGGCTATCAGGCGCCGGGCGCGCGCATGACCGGGCTGTTTCACTCGATGGGCAGTTTCGTCCTGGGCGGGGCGCTCGACGCGCTGGATGCGTTCGGCATGCCGCCGGCCCCGCTGTTCGACGACGCGCTCCTGGCCGCTGCCGACGAGCGCGCAGACAGCTTCGATCTCGCGGACCATGCGCGTCTCGGCCGGTTGTCGCGGGTTGCCGTTCGGCAAACCCTTTATTTTGCGCAGGACGACGAGGTGCTCGCTCTGTCGGCGGCGATCAACGGCGCGGCACGGCTGGGGCAAGACGGGCCGATCGATCGTCAAAATGCAGATTTGTTCCCGCCGGAAATCTTCCGGTTCGTCGATTGCACGGCGAGTGATCCGGTCGACCTCGACCCGGATGACAGTCACCAATATTACCGGAATTCACCGGTTGTCGTCGCGGATATCGCCGCGGTCGTCACGGGCAGGGCCGCGGCGGCAACGAGCGCCGAAAGATCTGCCGCGTAATGCCGCCCGGCGCCTGAAGTCCTTGCCGCGACTGCTGGCGGAATCCGTCCGGTCGTCATCCGCCCCGGCATGTACTGCACTCGTCGTTACGCCCGCGCCGGCCCCAAAAGGGGCCGGCGCGGGCTTTTTTTTGTTTTGGCCATGCGGGCCGGGGGGTCGCTCGGCACGGCGGCCGGGCAGCCGGCGCGGCACAGCCGCGGTTGCCGCGAACGAATTTGGCGTTTAGAGTTGTGCCGGTTGGGAATATCGTTGGTGGCGTCCGAACTCGGCCGCAGTGCGGTCCCGCGGCTCGGGACTGATCGCTCCGCTAGCCAATAAAGGCGATTCGACAGTGCAGCTCAAAGATCTAAGTATCTTGGCGAAGATCGCGATTCCGGCGAGCGTTCTGGCGCTCGTTTCGGTCCTGATCGCGGTGTACGCGACGCTGTCGGTGGAGCATTTCGCGATGACGGTCGCCAGCCAGGATCGAATCGCGGCGAGCCTGAAATTCGCCTTGGAGGCGCAAAGCGCGTTCAACAGCGTCGCGGTCAGCGAAAAGAATGTCATCCTGACCGGCACCGAAGCGAGCGTCGCAAAGGGGCACATCGCCCTCTATGACCAGGCTGTCGAGGCGACCCTGCAGGCGCTCGACCAGCTTTCGTCGGTCGTCGACACGCAAGAGCGGCGCGACTTGATCGAGACCACCCGCGAAAATGTGCGAAAGCGTCGGGAGGTCAGCCAGTCGGTCTTTGCTCTGGCCGGCCAGGGCAAGACCGCCGAGGCTTTCGCGATGTCGAGCGTCGAAGCGGCAAAGTATCGCAAGGCGGCCAGCGAAGCCGTGAATGCGCTGGTCAAACTCAATGACGGCGATCTGCAAAGGATCGGCCGCACGGCCGAGGCGCAGACGGTTCGCAACCGCATCATCTTGTGGGCCGGATCGGCCGGCGGACTCATCATCGCCTTCGCCGTGACCGGCTGGATCGTCATCACCCAGATCGTGCGGCCGGTGCGCGGCATTACGGGGCAGATGGAGCGGCTGGCGGCGGGCGATCTTGCCGGCGAGGTGCCGGATGCGGGGCGGCGCGACGAGGTCGGCGCCCTGGCCCGTTCGTTGCAGGTTTTCAAGCGCAATGCGGTCGAGCGGCGCGATTTGGAGGTGGCGCAACGCGAGGAGCAGGGCCGCAAGGAGGCGCAGCAGCAGGCCGTTGCGGGTTCCATCGCGTCTTTCGATGGCGCCGCGCGGCAGGCGCTGCAAGCACTCGACGGCGCCGCTGCGGAGATGCGCAGCACAGCCGAAGAGTTGAGCGCAACGGCAGGCCAGACATCGACACAGGCCGTCGCCGTCGCCGCCGCGTCGGGGCAGGCGGCGGCGAATGTCCAGACCGTTGCCGCCGCGACGGCCGAGTTGGCCGCTTCCATCGGGGAGATCAGCCGGCAGGTCAGCCAATGCGCGACGATCGCCGGCGATGCGGTCAGAGAGGCCGACCAGGCCGGCGGGACGGTTCAGAGCCTCGACGTGGCGGCAACACGCATCGGCGAGGTTGTCGGGTTGATCAAGACGATCGCCGCCCAGACCAATCTGCTCGCGCTCAATGCCACGATCGAGGCAGCGCGGGCCGGCGAACACGGCAAGGGCTTCGCGGTCGTTGCCAACGAAGTCAAGGCGTTGGCCAATCAGACGGCGCGCGCGACCGGCGAGATCGAGGCTCAGGTGGCGGCGATTCAGCAGGCGACCGGCGCGGCGACCGGTGCGATCCGGGGGATCGGCGGCACGATCTCCGAAATCAGCCAGATCACGACCACGATCGCCTCGGCTGTCGAGCAGCAGGGGGCGGCAACCCGCGAGATCGCCCGCAGCGTCGACGACGCGGCGCGCGGCACCGGCGAAGTCTCGCTCAATATCGCCGGGGTCACCGGCGCTGCGCAGCATTCCGGCGAAATGTCCGCGCGCGTGCTGTCGTCGGCCGCCGGGGTTACGCGCCAGGCTGAGCGGCTGCGCGCCGAGGTCGACAGCTTTCTCGGCCGGATCCGGAACAACTGAACGGCGTGTGTGCGGTAGAACGCCGTGGTGCCGGACCGGCGGACGGGGTACGATACCGGCTATGATCGCCATCATCCCCGGTCTCGCGATCGGCGAGGACGAAATCGATGAAAGCTTCGTCCGTGCCTCCGGGCCCGGTGGGCAGAACGTCAACAAGGTGTCGACGGCGGTTGAACTGCGCTTCGACGTCCGCCGTTCGCCCTCGCTCCCGGAATATGTCCGTGCCAAGCTCGCGACCCTGGCCGGCCGCCGGTTGAACGGTGACGGCGTGCTGGTCATCCAGGCCCAGCAATTTCGCTCTCAGGAGCGCAACCGCCAGGACGCGCTCGACCGGCTGGTGGCGTTGATCCGGGCCGCTGCGCACCGCGAGGCGCCGCGCCGGCCGACGCGCCCGACTCTGGGTTCCAAACGGCGCCGGCTCGAGGCCAAGAGCCAGCGTGGCGCGCTGAAGCGGCTGCGCAGTACCGGCCCGGACGACTGAACGCCGCACGATATCGTGCCGACCGAGGCTGGCCGGCATGGCGGGCTTGCTCTAAGAGGCTGACCCAAAAAGATGTTGAGTGATTTCAGTATCTTGTGATTCGATGTTGTTGCGAAGAACGTCGAAGGGCACAAGATGATGTGGACTG